TAATGCTGTAAATGCTTTTAGATCTATTGGCTCTCCCAATGGACTCAACAACTATTGGTGGGGTAATGACTTGAGTGGCACCAGCAGTCTTAGTCCTGCCAATCAATGGTTCAATGCAGTGGCCACATATGATGGCACCACTCGTAGAATATATGTCAATGGCTCACAAATAACATCAGGTGCCACTACAGGACACAATGTAACCAGCAGTTACCTAACCATTGGGCTTACATGGCCCACACAAAATGAATATCTACAGGGCAACATTGGGCAAGCCTTGATTTATGATCGTGCACTTACCACTGCGGAAATTGCACAAAACTATGCAGCAACCAGAGTGAGGTACGGAGTATGAACATAGGTAGTGGAATCTCAATAGGTGGCGGCATAACCATAGCAAATGACATATTGGGCATAGTCACTACCAATTTGGTGTTATACTACGATCCCTCACAGTCGGCAAGTTATCCCGGAACCGGCACCACTGTTTATGACCTGTCCACCAGTGGCTTGAACGGCACCATGAGCAACATCACCTACACCAATCCCTACTTTGGGTTCAACGGGTCAACCAGTCAAATTAGTCGTGCTGACGATCCCTTGATTGAACCAGGATCAGGTAATTGGACCATGGAGGCCTGGGTCAATGGCAGTAGTTTTTCAACATCGGCTCATGTGTTTTTGGGCAAGTTCAACAACGGCGGAGCTTCTAGTGCAGTGAGTTATTCCATGCGAGTCGGCTCCAACGCATCGGCCTACGCTCAATATGGCGACGGTACTGGTACCTACTTCAATTCAACAGCCTACACACTATCGCTTAATACATGGTATCAGATAGTATATGTTTTCTCCAATGGCGGCACTAAAAACATACAAACCTACATCAATGGTGCCACCATTGGCACAGTCACGCACACCTTAGCATCACTTTTGAATGCATCAAATCCCTTGTACATTGGTAGCTACAACGGTGGCGAATACAACCAATATTGGACTGGCAGTATAGGTGCAGTAAGATTGTACAAGGCAGCATTGACCAGTGGGCAGGTTGCTCAAAACTTCAACGCCACTAGAGCAGTCTACGGTATCTAATACCGTTGATTTAATCCAAAAAGTAGTGTATACTACTAAGATGTTTAATAGTATTCAAGATTCTGTAATGCAGTTGCTTCCTAATAAACGGAAGACCAATAGCACAAGTGGATGGACGAGTTTTAATGCACCTTGTTGTCATCACAATGGCGAATCAGCAGATACACGTGGACGTGGTGGCCTGGTTGCCAATGCTGATGGCGGTGTAAGTTATCATTGCTTTAACTGCAACTTCAAAGCCAGTTATGTTCCTGGCCGCCATTTAACTTACAAATTTCGAAAACTATTGAGTTGGTTGGGTGCCGCAGAAAACGAAGTCAAACGTTTGGTTATTGAAGCCATTCGGGTCAAAGATTTAGTAGCACCAGAAACATTTGTAGAAGAAGCACGACTAGAAGTAGAGTTCAAGCCGAGGCCCCTGCCGGATCAAGCAATGAATTTCACTGGATGGGAAACTTTTTATACTTTAGGTGCTGCAAATCCTGATGTATACAATGTACCAGCAGATTATCACTCAGCAGTCATGTACACCGCGGACCGTGAGATTGATATGATCAAATACAATCTAATGTGGACTCCGGAATCGCAATACAACTTGAACAAACGTGTGATTGTTCCTTTTACTTGGAAGAACAAAACCATTGGTTATACTGCAAGAGCCGTTGATCCATATGTTAAACCCAAGTACTTTAACAGTCACGAACCTAACTATGTGTTTAACACAGATCTGCAACCCCCAGATGCAAAATTTGTGATTGTGGTTGAAGGACCATTTGATGCCATGGCCATTGATGGTGTTGCCATACTAAGTAATCAATGTAATGAACAACAAGCTGATATTATTGACAGTCTGGCACGTGAAGTTATACTAGTACCCGATCGAGATCGTGCTGGGGCACGCTTAGTTGATGATGCTGTAGAATACGGATGGAGTGTGAGTTTTCCTGAGTGGGAGGATGATGTCAAAGATGTCAGTGCCGCAGTTGAACGTTATGGCAAATTATTTGTGTTAAAAAACATTCTGCACTATAAAGAAACTAGTAGATTAAAAATTGAGTTAAAGAAGAAGAAATTAAATAGTAACTTACATCAAGGACAATAAATGACAAAAGAATATTCCCCAGACTTACAAAAATTACTATTAGAAACCATGATGAGCGATGCACAAGAGTTTGTGCGGGTACAAAACATTTACAATCCTGAAAACTTTGATCGCAGTCTTAGAGAAACGGCCAAGTTCATTGCTGAGTACAGCAGCAAATACAATACACTTCCCACATTTGAACAGGTCAATGCCACCAATGGTGTACAATTAAAACCAGTAGAGGTCACTGCCCTGCCCACTGGTTGGTTTACAGATGAATTTGAACAGTTTACACGTAGGCAAGAACTAGAACGTGCAATCTTAAAAGCCGCAGACTTGTTGGAAAAAGGCGATTACGATCCTGTAGAAAAACTGATCAAAGACGCAGTACAAATTTCGTTAACCAAAGATCTAGGAACAGATTACTTTGCAGATCCTGCGGCACGTATCAACAAATATTTTAATTCAGGCGGACAAGTTTCAACAGGTTGGCCACAATTGGATCGATTGTTGTATGGTGGATTCAGTCGTGGCGAACTCAACATTTTTGCTGGGGGGTCAGGGTCAGGTAAGTCGTTGGTTATGATGAACATTGCACTGAGTTGGGTGCAAGCAGGCTTGCATGGCGTGTATATCAGTTTAGAGTTGAGCGAAGAGATGACTGCACTGAGAACTGATGCCATGTTGGCAGGTATGAGTACCAAAGACATTCGCAAGGACATTGAAACCACTGAACTCAAGGTTAAAATGGTGGGCAAAAAGTCCGGTACATATCAGGTCAAAGCACTACCAGCACAGAGCAACATCAATGACATTCGCAGTTTCTTGAAAGAGTATCAAATCCAAACAGGACGCAAAGTTGACTTTATGATGGTGGACTACCTGGACTTGTTGATGCCAGTCAGTGCCAAAGTGAGTCCCAATGACCTGTTTGTCAAAGACAAGTATGTGTCAGAAGAGTTGCGTAATCTAGCCAAGGAACTAGGTATCCTAATGGTAACTGCAAGTCAGTTGAATCGTAGTGCAGTAGATGAACCTGAATTTGATCACAGTCATATTTCGGGTGGTATTTCAAAGATCAATACTGCCGACAATGTGTTTGGTATCTTTACCAGCAGGGCCATGCGTGAACGTGGACGTTATCAAATTCAGTGTATGAAATCACGTAACAGTACAGGTGTAGGACAAAAAATTGATTTAGAGTACAACATTGACACCATGCGTATTACTGATCCTGGATTAGATGCCAACGACACAGGCAATGGTCCTCCCAAAGTAACTAACATCATGAGTCAGATCAAGAGTCAGGCCACAACTTGGGAAAAACCCGCACTCAAAGCAGGTGTACCAGACCCACTGGATATCCCACCCGGCGGTCCCAAAGTATCAGGTGATGCACAAAGTACCAAACTCAAACAAATGTTGGCCGGGCTGAAATCTAAGGTAGATTAGCATACTGATGTTCAATTGATAACAAAAATTTTTTATCAATGGGACTGGTAACTGAATCAATAGTCCACAGTCGCTGACTCTCTGCCAACAGATTGTTTTTTTCAAATTTAAACAAACAGTAGGCAGCAAACCAGGGACTTTGTTCAAACTGAAGGTCACTGATTGGATCAACAATCTCCTGCATTGACTGGCCGGACCGAGTCAACGGCGTGAGTAACTGCTTGGACTTGTAATCCAACACAAACTGTTTTACATCATTGGTCATGGGCCTATTGTAGTATTTTTTAAGTATGTGTTCAATATAATCTGTTTCCAGCAATTGATCAAAGTTGATGATATTGGGATTTTGATTCAAAGAAAAATCATGCTGAAATATATCAAAATATTCTTTGATGTTGTAAAAACATTTGTCGTACCAAAATATCAAATTGTTTTTCCAATTGTTGTATTCCTCTGGTGAGAATTGTTCTATTAGAATTTTTTTATAAAAAATATTATAGATACTGTGATATATTTTTTCATTGACCTGTATAGTAAGAACCAAGTCAAACTGTTTATGAAATCCTGGCGAGCAGGAGTGTAAACAAACACAATCAGTGTCGGGTATATATCCTGGTTCGTTGTATATTCCCGGATACCATGGATCTATGCGAAATTTTGCAGACTTTGTTTGGTTATTGATAATGGCTGAAAGGTAATGCCCACTTAGTCCTTCTCTAAAAATAATCAAAGTTTTCATAATGGGCATATAGTAAACAAGAGATCAAATGGCTGATCAATCAAAACTTTGATTTGAGCATCAAATTGGAGATTACATTTGACTTGATGCAACAAATTAAATTTTAAATAATTAAATTTGATTTTGGTAGGATCTAGCCCGATAATTAATTTTGAGTGTTGTGTGCCCCAAATATTACAAAAATTTATAAAATCATCAATTGGGCAGTATTTAAAATATACAGGATAGTAAGCCAGCACAGGGACAGGATCCAAATAAGTAGGACGCCATGACAGATAATCATATTCAAACGCAATGTTATTGTACATCAATTTGGCAACCGGTGATAATTCTATAGCAGTACAAGGCCTAATTGAATTGGAAAAATACCAGCCAGCACAATCTACAGCTATGTAGTTGCTGTTGATTTCTTGATCAATCAAATTGGCAAATTCGGGTACATCGTAGCGGATATTTTTTTGTCTTTTGCGATACAATCCAGCCAATGGACGGCTTTGCAGATACAATCTAACATGTTGTAACTGACTAATTTGCAACTCGGAGTAATTGTTAATTATTTTCATAGGTAAAAATATCTAATCCGTGTACGCCCACAAAATGATTACCATCAGCAGAAACATCAGTGCGGCTGGCTCGTACAAAAGGTACATGTAAAAAATCCACAATCTGACTTATACAGTCTACTAACTCATCATGGTATTGAATATCAAGATCATTGACAGATACAAACTCATATCGGTTTACTGCAAGGTAAACAAAATCAATGTCAGGATGTAACAGACTGTTGATTACAGCCACAAAATTTTTTGGAGTATGTCTTGTAGGGTAATTAATTATGATTAACCCATTGGCACAGACGTCAGACATAGAAAATTGTGATGAACAACGATCAAAAAATATCCCCTTGTTACCGTGCCATTTCCAAGTTACATTTTGATGTTTTGACATAAAGTCATAACAGAATGTTTCTTGCCACAGCAAATTGTTGGTATTTCCTAACTGCTTATTTCTCCAATGATTGTTGATGCTCATAGGTGTTGTTGTAAAAATTGATTATTTCTTTGGCAGTATACAGGTGCCATTTTGGCCCTGGGTGAAGACTCAACAACTTGACTGCGTGAGTACTGGGTGCCAGATGCTCATAGCCCTTGACTGCAATATGATCGACAATTTCAGGATCAATAGAAATTTTGTTCGGATGATTCACTACCCAATGGTCAAACACAGCACCACTATAATCAGTCAGCAACCAGCACCATTTTTTGTTTGCTAATAGATCGGTTATTTTTGTCAATATGTCCTGGAAGTTTTTCACTGATATGTCTTGCTCTAGTTCTAGATAACTGTTAAACTTGTTACCTTGCCTATTGATATGAGTAAATTGCACAATATAAAAATCAATGTTTGCCTTGTTGTTGACCAGATACTCAATTTGTTCAAGTATGGTTTGATTTGAAGATCGAAAGCATCCTTGTCCTAGATTCCATAATTTTTTCTTATGTTTGGTTGCAACAAGAGACGCAAAAGATCTATCTATCTCAATTCCGTGCCCTGTTGCAATACTGCTGCCTAATGCAACCACAATAGGGTCAGGATCTGCCAAGTCAAAATCAAAATCTGCACGATAACCCTGGGAATTAAATGTATAGTTAACAATATCTCGAAAGTCTGACCCATAACAGGTAAGTGTTTCGCCTCTAAGATCAAATTGACTCGGGTAAGGACGCGGGAATGTGGACACCATGGGGTATTTATACACTACAAAAACACCACAAAAAAAGTCATCGATATTTATTAA